AGGGAGTTTGCCTCGAAGTACTTTTCATGGTGTGATGCACATATGCGACCCAAAACAAAGGTGAATGCGGAAACTCTCGCACCTTACGGGCTTCAGGTCACATCAGATGGGAAAGTTATTGGAATTCCCAAAAAGAGTGTATAGAGAAAATGAAATTGGTAATGGAAAAAGTATATACTTACCCCTTAGATATATATGTATATATATGAGGAGTGGGTCGGACCCTCAGAACGCGTCTTGGGATTCCCAATTATTTTCCCAGCCCAAGGTAAGGATGGGATGGATATACATGATCAGGAACAAAGTCAATGGGAAGTGTTATGTAGGACAGACTAGTCAGAAAAAGTCTATCCACAGGTGGGTTCAACATAAATATAGACCACACGGTCTTCTAAAGTTGGCCTTTGAAAAACACGGGTTCGAAAACTTCGAGTTTTCAACGATATGTGAAATACCAGAAGGTGATGGATGGAGAGAGGATTTGGATGCTCGTGAAATCCTTGAAATCAAGGAAAGAAACACGTTAACACCGAATGGTTATAATCTACAAACTGGTGGTAATCATCCAGAAACAAATGAAGAAACGAAAAACAAGATAAGAGAAACAAAGATTGGTGAGAAAAATTACAATTATGGAAAACATCTATCAACTGAAACTAAATCCAAAATGAGCGAGTCTATACGCGGTGAAAAGCACTGGAATTTTGGAAAGAGAACTCCTGAAGAATCAAAAGTCAAAATGAGGAACGCGCATCTTAGCGAGAATAATCCAAAAATAGGAAAAAAGATCGAGCAATGGTCGAAAGATAGAAAGATTCTAATAGATATTCATACATCTTTAGCAAGTGCTGCTAGAAAGTTAAATATAAAACATTCTACGTGTATAAGTAAATGCTGTTGCGATAAAAAGCCGTCTGCATATGGGTTTTATTGGAAATTACATAGAGAGCAGACCCATGTATAAGGTAAGATCATATGAGAGGATTGTGGAACCTCGGAAATTCCTGTTACTTTAATTGCGCCATCCAATGTTTGGCTCACGTGCCTCCACTCACAAAGTTCCTCTTTGACGTGGAATACACGGGCCCATGTGAGATTACTCGTGAGTACCAAAAGGTCGTCAAACAACTTTTTTTGAAGGGCAAGACGGACCCTGTGAGCCCGAGCGACCTGTTTGGGGCTTTCAAAGTTCGGTACCCGCAGTTCGCCGATATGAAGCAACACGACGCTCAAGAGGTTATCTTACACCTCATAGACGTGTTTGAGAACTCGCTCGGAAAGGAGTTTATCACGGACCTGTTCAACGGGGAGGAAGTCCAGGTGACTACGTGGGAAGAGGGAAAGTCAGAGGTTCGAAACACATTCACAACCTTGCTCTTAGACGTGACCGAACCGTGTCGCCTTCAAGACTTGCTCAAAGATCGGATGGAACCAATTTTTATTGAAAATTATACAGACGATTCTGGGGTAACGCACGAACGTGCAGCTCTCCAGACCCGTGTGAAACGGTGGCCCAAGTTTACGAGTTTTTCATTCTCCATGTACGAATACAAATTTCCGATCGAAATTCCACTCGAGTTTGAAGGGCTCAAACTCTTTGCGTGCGTCATGCACCAAGGACACAAGAACGGGGGACACTATGCTTTGCTTGTGCGGCGGTTTGATAAGTGGTACGTCAAGGATGATGAACGCGTCACTGAAATGCCAGCTATAAAGGTACTTCGAGGTGAGTTTTACCAGGTATGGTACCGGCCTATCAAAAGTTTGTAAATTCACTAAGTTCGATTCCCTCGCGTATATTCACAAGTGTTCTAAAATATGTTCGACGATTGTTCGCGTGCGTCTTGTCTGTTCTGATCTTCTCCACAAACCACCCAAGGTCTCCGTACCCACACTCGACGATCGTCCCATTTGGAAGGTCGCGGCGAAGGTTTCTCAGGTGCAACTCTGCTTCTTTGTATGGGATCCCTTTGTCCTGTACAAAGAGTTCGCACCCATTTTTGAGACAAAAATCAATCGTAATACGTTCCCGTGGCTTCCATTTGAACATGGTCTCATGAGTGCCTGTTCGTATAGGCTCATTCACGGGTGTGAAGACCAGACCGTCCGTCTCATACTCGAACGAATCGAGGTCCGGCGTAAGACTTCCCAAAGACCACATGACCTTGACCCGAATCTCGAGCAGTGCGTTCGCCGTCTTAATGATCGCCTTGACGACTTTACGGGCCGCCTCGAGACGCTCTGTAAGTGGCTTTTGTGTCAAGTCCTCCCCCTTCACCCGTACAGCGTCGTACACCATGAAAAGGGTCTTGCCCGTCTTCGTCTTGACAAGTTCTCCGTCCAAAAGCGTATCCTTTGGAACGCGTACATTTATCTTTTCACACGCAAACGCTCTATTCACAAGGAACACACCTTCATCGGTACTTGCGAGCAGGTGGCGCACACCGTCCGTCTTTTCACACACCAGGTACGGCTGGCGTTTGAGGAGAGGGAAGTGGCGTCTCTCGATGGAGACGGGTTGGGGTCCCGGAAAACGGTTCGGGTCGGTTGAAGCCCCCCATGCATTCGCAATGAACGCACGAAGGTCTCCTCCACCCATTTTTGGTTACAAATTGAGAGAGTCTAGTCTCTAACTTACGGAGTGAGCTCGACCCCCGCAGCCTCAAGAATGTTTCCAAAGCACTCGTGTGTGTAGTGACACACGACGATTGCCTCGGACGCAACACCAATTTTGACTCCAATGTTTTTGAGGGTCGTGAACATAGCCTCGTTCGAGTCCAAGGGCAACTTGACGGGATCCTTCCCGCCTCGAAGCTTCTTGTCCACAGACTTTGCATCCATTGCCCAGACGCGTGCAGAGGTCTTATCAAGCTCATAGAGTCCGTCGGCCAACTTCTTCCCGACCGTCGTATCGAACTCGAGACCGCGTTGGGGGGCAGGTTCTTTGGAACCTGCCCGGGTCTTCTTCGTAAACTGGTCCCAATTGATGCCCTCCTTAACGGAGGGAAACACGAGAACCTGGAGGCCCTTATCAAAGGGGTCAACAACCTTTGCCAGAATCTCATTGTTCAGGTTGGTTCCATAGTCCATCCAAAAGATGCGTTCGCCCGACTTGATGAGTTTGGGAAGACTCGACTTGTCCTCGACAAAGTGAATCTCCAAGTGCATACCACGGAGCATACACAGCATATGGAGGTTCATAGCCGTGTGAAGGCTTGTGGCCGCGATGGACTTGTTTCGCGTGACCATACATACATGGAGGACGGTCATTACGATTTAGACAGGGCTAGGTTTTAAGTATTATTCATCAGGATCCCAGCCACACTGACGAGCATAATAATGACACTGTTCAGTGTCTGTCATTCTGGATATATTGGTTTCATCCAAATTATATGTTTCGTCATTCATTCGATAGAACTCTGCTATCTTCTGGTCTCGCTCGTATGCGGTAATTAATCCCCGAACGTACATCGTGTTCGCCAACAGAATAAAACCATACATGATTGCGTCATCATGTTCCTCGACTGTTAGCCACTCCATTTTGGTTACATCGACAAAAACGAAATTCCTGCGCTTTCCGATGAAACCAAACTCTACACTTTCAGTAGGACTGTACCATATCGCGTCTTCACCAATTTCTTTCCAAACTTCAGTCATCTTTTGGCTCGTGTCTACAAGCGTGACCTCTTCACGCATATACTTGGAAAAAAACTCCTCCCGTCCCATAATGTTGTCTTTCACTAAGGGCGTTGAAGGAGCTTCACTGTGACAATTCCAGAACATAAAATCGCGTTCAGTCATTTGTACTCTACTCTACACGCTCACATGCGCCTTAAGCCTCTCCTCAAGCGTTCCCTGGAACCGGATGTTGCCCACGTGGCCCAGAACAGTCATGCAATCGGCGAAAATCTGACCGCCCATCTTTTGCCACCTCCGGCAAAAGGCGTAGTCCTCGGACAAGTACCGGCGAGTGTCCGGGTCAATCATACAATCAAACGTTGCATGATAAGTATCTAGGTCACGATTCTGATGGTCATTGACGCAGTTGAGTTCCGGGTACTTCTCCTCGAGCTTCTTGAACACGTCACGCTTGATGAGCAAGAACCCAGTGGGACCATCAAGCACCTCGGCAAACCCATCCTTGATTTGCGTCTGTTGGTACCGGAAGTTCATGACGAGCGACGAAGCGACGCGTGCCAAGTCCCGGCCCTCTTTGCCTGTCTTGACGTAGTTTTCCGCTTGATCCCACATGACGCACTTCTTCGGGTACGCGGCACAACACACGTCGTGTCCCGACTTGATCAGACGAATTACAGACTCGGGGTCAAAGTGGATATCGGCGTCGATGAACAAAAAGTGCGTCGCTTGGGTCTTTTGCATAAACCGAGCGACAGCCAAGTTGCGAGCCCGGTGGACGAGAGACTCGTTCTCTGTCGTATCAAGCATCATCTGAATACCATTCTGTGCACATGTACGCTGGAGACGAAGCATAGACTCGGCATACGCCTGGAGACAGACGCCGCCATAACACGGGGTTGAGACGAAAAGGGTGACCTGACTCATTACAAATGACACGAAGAAAGTCCTTAACTATTCAAAAGTGCTTCAATCTTGGAGAGCGTAGGCACGGAAATGTCACAAATTGCACACAACGCAGCACGCGACGGAGCTCCAGGAACATCCTTGAGCACAGACGCCATCACTGCACACGCGATCGCCTTGGGGGTTCTGCCCATGAGCTCCACCTTGTCCTCAAGCGATTTACACTTGGCTACAATGCGCATCTTGATTCGCCCCCGTTCCGCCTCTGGAATACCCTGGATCTCGTTGAAAAACCGACTCACGAGGTCTGCAGGAGTTGTCACGTGCACAACCGTCTCGGGGACCTGTTCCTGGTACATATCAAATGTCCGGCTCATATCTCTTGCAGGAATACCAAACGCGTCGGCAATTTCCTGGGTCGTCCGTGCGACACCCGACTCGCGACACGCCTGAAACACGCAGTTGGCCTTGATCCCGTTCCGAACCGCCCCGCGGGTCAGAACCGCCTCGTTAAACGCCCTGTATTTCATTTTTGCAGAATACATGATATTGTCCGGAAGACCCAAGACGCCTTTGCCTATTCTGTCCAGTTCCGCATATGCATGAAACAAGGCTCTGTCCTTGTGATTCATAGACGCGTGCTGGTTGATGCGAGCAAGACGCCGTGACGCGTACGTCGCTCCACGCTTCAGGGTCATGTACGTCGTCTGACCCCAGGCGGCCGAAAAGTGGTCGGTGTTCACGGGTGCGCCGACGCGTGACGGGTCAACGGTGTCCTCACCCCCAGAACGCCACTCGGGCTCGTCAGAAACGAACGCCTCGTCCACACGGCCACATCCAGTACACGTTGGTAAATCGATATTCTCACCCTCGAAAACCTTGGGGGCTCCACACGAGCTACATAGAAACTCGGCATTGGCCGTTGGTTTTTCGAGGTCATTGCGAGTCCTCAGAATGTCGAAATCGGCCCAGACCTGTGCGAGTTCCATTTGGTTTAGAACTTGCATAGACCGCGCCCCGTTGGCGTAGAAAAAACACGTTTTTTTAGTAATGAGCGCCCCAGTCGTGGACCATGCCAAGCGTGCTGTCATCCAGGAGATCACTGCTAAATCTCCATTTAACATCTTCAACATTGTTGCAGTTGTTGCTATCCTGGTCATCGGGTTCTTCCTGTACAAGAAGTTCACCGAGAAGTTCCAGAAGGGGTCCATCAAGATTCCCGATGTTGTACCCACCATGCCCAAGGTTATGAAGCAGGCAGCGGCCGTTGTCGAGGCCGTACCTCAGAAGCCCGAGGCCATCCCCGAGCCTGGGACCGAGGACTCTTAATTCCACACAGAGTCTACGATGTCCCACTTCAAACACCGCTTAGAGTCCATGTACACGTCCCGCTTCAGTATCTTTTCGAGACGATCCTCGGGAATCTTCGTCTCACGAGTATAAATTTTGCGAAATTTCTTCATAAACTTTTCGAGGTTGTGCATTTGGTCTTTGAAGTCCTCGAACTTCCCCCAAGTTCCGTCCATATTGAGTTGGTGAATCAATACGTACGAGTTC